AAGTCACCACGACTGATGGCGGTGTGCGTGGCAAAATCGGAACGAATCTTAAGTACGCTCCATATGTTCAGGCGAAACAGCGCCAAGCGTTGATTCATCAGGGCAACTGGCAGACCGACGTACAGGCAGTCGAAGCAAAACGAGACGAGATAGTGCGTCGATTCCAGAACGCTATTACTCAAGCATTGTCCCGGCGATAAGGGGCCTTATTTACGGGTAGGTGGTGAAACCATTTCACCACCTCGACCAGAGGATACATGAGCGAAAAACAGCAGCAGACGTGCCAGCCAGTACAGCAGTTCGAGATCCGGTCCCGCTCCGATCGCAACCGGCTGCTCGGCACCTATGACCCTGACCGGCGTGTCATGCGGCTGTATCATCGCGGCGAAGTGGTTGTGGTCAATATCTCCGAATTGGACCGCAAGGCTATAGACTCGGCACCTAAGACGTGATAGACTTACGAGTGTAAGTTCATAACTTAAGCGCAGCGAGCGCCGGAAGTCCCAAGTACGCAATGAGCGTCGGGACTTCCGGCGCTTTTTGTTTGCGGGGGACAGATGGATACACAGGTCATTACGTGGGCAACCGGTACGAGCTCTTCCAGCGGTGACGTTCCATTGGTGGCTGCGCCTGGCGCAGGGCTTGCGATCGTGGTTTGCCACTTGCAAACACAGAACGAATCCGCCACTGCCGACCAGTACATCGTCAAGGAAGGTTCCACGGCCAGGGCACGCTACCTGGCGCAGAACCAAGGTGACGGCATTATCATCTCCGTTCCCAAAGGCTTTAAGTGGAAATTGCCTGCCAACACGGCACTGAACTGGAATAAGTCGCAGGCTGTGGCCGGTGGCTACACGGTCGGGTATTACCTGGAGCCAGCATAACGTTTGCGTTTCCTTTTGGGTATGACATCCCAAGATGGGAGTAAGGTGAGTTGGAATGGTGGTTTATCTGGATCTAGCCCAATCTCGAGTAGATAGTCACGCTCTTTCCATTTGAGGCTGTCGTGGCATTGCTTGCAGAGAGTATGTCCATTTTCGATATGGTAACGAAGCTCTGGGTAGTCGGAGAACTTATAGAGGTGATGGGCGTGCATAACGCCACCCCGTTTGCCGCACTTCTGGCAAGTATAGTCATCGCGTTTGAATATGGTTTCTCGCCATCGCTTGTAATCAATGCGCTCTCTTGCGGCTTGGTTCTCTGGATATACTCCACCCTTCCATTGACCGTTACGAGAGCCAGTGTTGACCGACTTATTTCGTTTTGCAGCCGACGAACAAGCCATGCAACAGTAAATACGGTAGTTGTAGGCGGGTGTTACCTTAAAGTGATTACCGCATTGAGGACAAACCTTTTCTATCTTCCGTTTGCTGTTTTTTGTGTTAGGTCGTCCAGTTTGGACTACATCAAAACATGCCTTACTGCAATACAAGGCATGATGGTCGCGGCTCTTGAATTGTTTTCCGCATGTGGGGCAAGTCTTCGAGCGAAGTCTTCTGGGGTGGCCACCATCGGAGAAATAGCACTTACGGGAGCAGTAGATTTTATCTTTTTTGTGCGTCGAAAAAGATACGCCGCAGATTGGGCAAATCTTGGTAAGCATATGACCCTCTTGGCTCAGGGTTTTGGCGTGTACGTTGCGGGGCAATTCGCTGCCATAAGCGAAAGTTCAACACGGATGATCAGTCCGTCTCTAGCCCCGCATATTTATTGTACCACAGGAGTGGTGACCGGTGCAGCGTAAATCCTTCATGACCGACATCGTGTCTAAGTCCGATGTAGGCGGTCGAATCCTCATCACAACGAATGGCCTTGACCGGGACAAAGACCGCATCAATCCGCGTGGTGTCGACCTGACCAATTACCTCAAGAACCCAGTTGTCATGTGGGGCCATTCGTATTCATCGCCGGCTGACGTGGTGGGCCGCACTACGAATCTCGAGGTAACTGACCAGGGCATCTATGCGGATTTTGAGTTGCGTCCAGCAGCCAACGACCAAGATCCCCAGAACATAGTGCGTCTGCTCTGGGAAGGTGGCTGGATTAAGGCGGCCAGCATCGGCTTCCGACCATTGGAAGGATACCCCAACGAGGTAGGCGGCAAAGACTTTTCTCATTGGGAAATGCTGGAATGGTCGTTGATTCCCATCCCGGCCAATCAAGATGCGCTGCGCCTGGCCGCCAAGTCGCTCGATGCCAGCGATGAGAAGGCGCACCAGGAACCGGATAACGAAGACGAGGAGGCGAGTCACAAAGATGGCGAAGTGCAAGCCGAAGCCCAAACCGAAGGCGAAGTAAAAGAGGCAGCACAACCGGAAGCGGGGCACGATTCCCCGGCAGCAGACGACAACCAACCGACGCCGGAACAGGAGCTGCGCCTGGCGGCCATTCTGGCGGATTTCATCAATAGCATTCGGCCTTATCTTTCATCATCAGGAGTGTAGTCACATGAACATGGATGCAGTATTGCAGCAGATGTCTGAACTGACCACGGCGGTCAAGTCGGCGCAGGGCAAGCCCAACGATTGGGATGCCATTCAGCGCCAGTTTGGTGCGCAGCTTGACGCCTATGTCGCTGCGCAGGTCAAGGCGGCCATGGACGCCCAGCCGTCGTTCCGGCAGGCAGGTGCGCCGATCGGCGCCGACGGCCAGTTGCAGAAGAACCGCTACCGCCGGCACGTCAAGTCGTTCGAGCAGGATGGCCGGTTCACCGACGGCGGGCAGAACATGCGCCCGGTGGACCTGCTGATTGCCAAGACCATCCTCGAGGGTCAGCAGAAGCATTGGTCTGCGCAGATGGGTGGCACTGCCAATGCGCCGTCTGACGACCTGGTTGCGGCCATCAAGGCGATGACGTCCACCGGCGCCGCTACCGGCGACGAACTTGTGCCGACGAACATGGCCGCGCAGTTGTGGGACGATTTCTTCCTGGCGTCCCGGGTGGTCACGACCATGCAGCGCGTGCCGATGCCCACCAACCCGTTTGACATTCCTCTGGGCCTCGGGTCGGTGACCTGGCGCAAGGGCACTGAGAACACGGCGACCACGGCCAGCGACCCGGCAACCGCCAAGAGCACTTTGACGGCCACCGAGTTGGTCACTGAGCAGAACTGGTCGTACACGCTCGACGAGGATGCGGCTGTCGCCCTGGCGCCGTCCATCCGCATGCGTCTGGCGCAGTCCGGCGGCGAAATCATGGACGACTTCGCACTCAACGCCGACAGCACGAACGCCGGCACCGGCAACATCAACCTGGACGACGCCGATCCGGCTGATGACATCTATTACCTGTCTGACGGCCAGGACGGCATTCGCCATCAGTGGCTGGTCGATAACACGGCGATGACCGTGGCGGCCGGCGGCGATGCCCTGGCGGACGATGACATCACGGCGGCTTTGGCCAAGATGGGCAAGTATGCCGTTGACCCCAGCCGGCTGGTTATCGTGACCGGGCCGGGGACCTACCTCAACGGGTTCCTGAAGTTGACCAACGTCATCACCGTGGACAAGTTCGGTCCCAGCGCCGTCGTGCTGACCGGCCAGTTGGCGTCCTATCGTGGCATCCCGATCATCGTTTCGGCCTCGCACCGCAAGACCGAGGCCGATGGCAAGCTGTCCACCACGGCCGGCAACAACACGCTCGGCGGGTTCAGCGTTTTCAACCGGGACATGTGGTATGCCGGTTTCCGGCGTGACCTCCTGATCGAGACTGACCGCCTGATTCAGAAGCGGCAGTACATCATGGTCACGTCGCTGCGCATGGCCGTGGCGGCTTGGGGCACTCGCTCCACCAACACGCATACGAGCGGCGCAGCTAATGTGTTGATTTGAGTTTCTTTCGGTATTGCTAACATTCTAGTATAATTCTCTCAGGAGGAATATACTAGAATGTCACCGAACAGACCTTGGCAGTTACGTAAGGATGAGATTGTGCAGGCGTACGTAAGCGGCGAAAGAATCGACTCAATAAAGAAACGTTTCGGCATTACTGGCAATTCTATTTTTGCCCTAGTAAAGCAGGCCGGCGTTCCATTGCGTGGGTTCCCGTCCGAATTGAAGTACGATCATGAGGCAATCATTGCTGACTATCTTGCCGGAATGCCGATGGGCGATATTGCCGCAAAGCACAATCTACCCCATCCAGAACAGATTCGATTTATCTGCCAGAAGCATGGCGTTAAGTCGAATCGGCACGGCGGGGCGCTGCCGTTGTCTATGAAGCCTTGGAAGTGGGATTTCTTCAATGGCCGTACTGAGGAAGCCGCATACTGGGCTGGATTCTTGATGGCTGATGGAAGCTTAGCTAAAGAGGGCCTAAGCTCATGGTGCTTATCGCTCACATTGCACGAACGCGACGTCGAACATCTGTACGCCTTTTGCGATGTACTAGGGTTGGATAGGGGCTTCGTAAAGCCACAACCAACCAAGTACAAAGAGAAAAGCTACATGATGTATCGGGTGTCAGTCTATCACCCTGAATGCGCAGAGATATTGCTGCCGTGGGGGATTGTTCCACGGAAGACGTATAACTTCTCAGATCCGAACGTTGCATTGGAGTTATTGCCGGCTTACCTACGAGGGTGGGCGGATGGTGACGGCAGCGTATTGGCAAAGACTGGTAATACGAACTTTCGTATGACTGGCAACTATCAGGCGCTACAGTGGTATGAAAGTGCGTTGCACCTGATAGGGTTTACCGGAAATATCACCATGAAGCATCCCGAGGGCAAAGTTTGGGGGCGCCTTGAGGTGTACGGCAAGCACAACGTCCAGGAAATCGCTCGACTCCTGAAAGTACATGAGTTCGGGCTTCGTCGTAAGTGGGACAAGGTACTTAATGGAGGTAATGCAACATGAGAAATAAGCCCGCTTGGGTCGTAGTTGTCGCCGTGGTGCTGCTGGCGCTGCTGCTCGTGCCCCTGAGCACGGCAAATGCGACCATCCCGCAGCCACTAGCGATTCCGACGCCCGTTTCGGCGCCGGCGCACAGTACAGCGCTGAATGCGCCTGAATTCCCGACATTCTTTAACGCCAAGGCTTTGACTGACGATGCCAGGTCAAGCTGCTTCGAGGTGCCCGAGTACAGCGTCATCGACCTGCAATGGCTGATTGATCAGACGATCGTCAACACCACCGCCAACACGATTACGCTCAAACTACAGTACAGCAACGACAACGTTAACTTCGTGGATGGCGCCTCGTTTGTCTCTGCCAACGTGGCCGACGCCAGCGACATGCAGCAATACAACCTGTTTGGTCGCCATACCTGCATCTATGCGGACGTAAGTAACACGCAGACGGTCACGGTGACCGTTATCGGGACGGTCAAATGATTAAGCTGCGCTGCATAGTCCGCTACGCCAACGACGTGAAGGGGCTCCGGTTCGCCGTTGGTGACATCTTCGAGGTTACGCCGGAGCAGTTCACCTTCCTGATGGCTGACGCACCCGGCTGCTTTGTCGAGCACAAGGCCGTCGAAGCGCCGCCCCGGGACAAGGCCGTGAAGCACGCTCCACAGGATAAGGACTTGTGACCGACTACTGCACGACGTCCGATGTCACTGCCGTGTTGGAAATTACCGGCAGCACATACAACACCAATCTGGCGCGTATCGTGACGGCGGCCAGTAGATGGATTGACCATCACTGCAAACTGCCGGACAACGGGCTGGCACAAGCGACGCCGGCCACCCGCTACTACGCAGAGACGCGCAACGGGCTGCTGAGGCTTGATGCGCCGCTCATATCGATAACGGGGCTAGTCAACGGCGACGGCTCCGTCATCGACGTGGCGCAAGCGGTGTTGTGGCCGCGCAACGGTGACTGGCACGGCGGCATCACGCTCAAGTCCGCTTCGGCGTGGCGCTGGGCGACGGACGGCGAAGTTGCGGTGACCGGGTTGTGGGGCAAGGCGACGGTCTGCCCGGCAGACGTGCGTGAGGCGTGCGTCATTCTGGCGGCGTGGATCTTCAAGCGCTACCAGGCCGGCTTGCAGGACGTGACCGCAACGGGCGAACTGGGCCAGTTGTCGTATGCGAAGGGTATGCCAGAACAGGTTGAA